CTTGTGCAAGGTGGTTCTAAAATAGTTTTAAACAGTGGAGATGTATTGAAAGGTCAAGCCAATACTGCATCAAGTGTAGATGTTTGGTTAAGCCGTGTAGATGCAATTAGTACATAAGGAGAATAAATGGCTGAGATAAATGAACAAGTTTACGTAGGTGATAGAGTAGCTGAAACTAGCATACATCACCATGCAGCAACTTTTACTAGACCTATGGTAATAGAAAGTGCTGTGTTAGCTGGTCCTGTAACTTTTAGTGCAACAGTGACCGTAACTGGAACGTTGGTAGTAATATAATGAGTAAAATAGAAGTAAATCAAATTGACGTGCAATGTGGTTCAACGCTTACGGTTGGATCATCAGGTAAAACTGTAACACTTGCAACTGGTGCATCTCAATCAGGTTTTGGTCGTACTGGAACTGTAGATTGGTGTACAACAGCTAAAACATCTCCGTTTACTGCAACTAGCGGTGATGGTTTTTTTCTTAACACGAATGGTGGTGCGATAACTGTAACTCTTCCTAGTTCTCCCTCTCAAGGAGATATTGTTGCTTTTAAAGATTATAATAATACTTGGGACGATGCGTGCAAAGCAGTTACACTTTGTAGAAATGGATCTAAAATAAATGGTTCTTGTAATAATTCAGTTTTAAACACACAATCTCAATCAGTAACTTTAATTTATGTAGATGGTGTTAAAGGCTGGCAAGATATACACGACTCAACAGCTAACGTGACAGGAGCAGCTTATACGTCAGCTACAGGTGGTACAGTTACAACCTCTGGAGATTTTAAAATTCATACATTTAATTCAGATGCAAACTTTGTTGTTTCATCTGTTGGTAATGATGCTGGCGGAACAAATAAAGTTTCTTACATGGTCATAGCAGGTGGAGGTGGTGGTGCTGGGCAAACAGGTCAATCCTCTGCTGGAGGCGGTGGTGGAGGTGCTGGTGGTTATAGAGAAGGTAAAGTATCTAATGACCCTTATTCAGCCTCTCCTACAGCTTGCACTTCAGGGTGTAATGCAGGTTTAACAGTAACAGCAGCTACTTTTCCAGTAACAGTTGGAGGTGGAGGAGCGACTTGGTCATCTCCTTACACAACAGCTACTTCAAGAGGCGTACAAGGTTCAACTTCAACTTTTAGCACTATTTCAAGCGCAGGTGGTGGCGGTGGAGGAGGAAGAACTCCAGGTGGACCAGCAGAAGCTGTGCCAGGTGGTGATGGCGGATCTGGAGGTGGATCTGGAGGTGGAGGGAACGTACCGGGTGGAACAGGTAACACACCACCAGTAACCCCTGCACAGGGAACCAATGGTGGAACAAGATCAGGAGCACCAACACAAGGTGCAAGTGGTGGCGGTGGAGGGACTGCTGCAGGAACAGGTGGATCTGGTGCTTGTGGAGGTGTAGGAGGCACAGGAGCAACTTCATCAATTAATGGAACACCAACAGCAAGAGCTGGTGGTGGATCAGGTGGCGATGCAGGAAGTTCACAAACTGGTGGGACAGGAGGCGGTGGTGCTTCAGGAAATTTTAATTCAGGAACTAGCGCAGGTGGTCCGCCTGAGTCTAATGGTGCTGCAGGGACTGCTAACACAGGCGGTGGTGGAGGTGGATCTGGAGGCGCTAACTCACCTTACAATGTCGGTGGAACTGGAGGATCAGGAGTAGTAATTATAAGATATAAATTTCAAAATTAATCATGACTAGTAAAATTAAAGTAGATAATATTAATAAAGTTTCTGATGACTCTAATGTCATCAATAAATGTGGATCAACTGTAACAGTGGGTTCAGCACCAGGTAATCTTCGAACTGGCACAAACAATTTACAAGCATCAGATGGTGGAAATTTAATTAGTCAATCTGGCACAACAATAACTTTGGGAGCAAGTGGAGACACTATCACTTTAGCCTGCGGTGCTTCACAATCAGGTTTTGGTAGAGCAGGTTCTGTAAATTGGTGTTCAACTATTTATACAAACAGTCCAGGCACTGTTGCTGCTACAAGTGGTAAGGGATTTTTTTTAAACACAACTTCAGGATCGATAACAGTTACTTTACCTTCATCTCCTAGTTTTGGAGATATCGTTGCGATAAAAGATTATGCGAACACTTTTGATTGTAATTCAGTAACGATTGATAGAAATGGATCAAAACTATCAGGGGCTTGTGCAAATGGACTTCTTGCAACAGAGGGTCAATCAGTTACGTTAGTTTTTACAGATTCTACAAGAGGGTGGTTAAACGTTAACACAGATACAACTGTCGAAGCACCAGCTTTTATATCAGCTAGTGGCGGAACAATATCTACATCAGGTAATTATAAAATTCATACATTTACATCGGATGGAAATTTCGTTGCTACTGCTGGAACTTCAGCGCCTAATAATGAAATATCTTATTTAGTGGTTGCAGGTGGCGGTGGATCAGGAACACAACAAAGAGGTGGAGGCGGAGGTGGTGGCTTTAGAGAAGATAAATCAAGTAATGATACTTATACAGCATCACCATTAGACGGTGCTGGGACTATTAATATTACATCAGCAACTTTTCCAATTACAGTTGGAGGTGGTGGAGCAGGTGGAACACCAGGATCTCCATGTGCAAACACAAATGGATCTAATTCAATATTTTCAACAATAACTTCAACAGGTGGTGGAACTGGTGGGAGTGGTATGGCACAATCAGGAGGTCCATATCCAGGTGGTGGTCCAGGAGGATCAGGTGGTGGAGGAGGTGAAAACCAAGCTAATCCTGGAAGTAATGGTAACCAACCACCTGTATCACCAGCACAAGGAAATCCTGGTGGTAATGGTAATAGAAGTGGTCCAAATGCAGGATCTGCTGGAGGAGGTGGTGGAGCAGGTGGAGCTGGTGGACCAATAACAGGAACATCTCCAGATTCAAAAGGAGGTGCTGGTGGTGTTGGAGTATCAACAAGTATAACAGGATCTCCCTTAGCTTTTTCAGGTGGCGGTGGAGGCGGAGGTTATAATAACGTCCCATGTGCGATAGGTGGACCAGGAAGTCCATGTGGAACAGGTGGTGTTGGTGGAACTCAGCCGGGTGGTCCAGGTGGAAATGGAACTACCAACAGAGGTGGCGGTGGTGGTTCAGGATCAGCTGGTGGATCTAACGGTGGGACTGGAGGATCAGGTTTAGTGGTAATAAGATATAAGTTTCAAAACTAGGTAAATTATGAGTACAATTAAAGTAGATAAAATAGAAAAAAGATCAGGAAGCACACTTACATTAGGTGGCGCTTGCACAGCTGTAACTTTAGCTCCTGGCGCTACACAAAGTGGATTTGGTAGAGCAGGTGCAGTTGACTGGTGTACAACTGCCAAGACTTCACCTTTTACCGCAACAAGTGGCTCAGGTTTTTTTGTTAATACAACTAGTGGTGGGATTACTGTAACTTTACCTGCAAGTCCTAGTGCTGGTGATATAGTTGCAATAGTTGATTATGCAGGAACGGCAGCCTCACAGAATATTACAATAGGGAGAAATGGTTCTAATATAAATGGATCTGCTTCTTGTCTAACAATAAACAAAGGAGATTCAGGTATTACATTAGTTTATGTAGATGGCACTGAAGGATGGAAAAATACAGAAACTTCTAACATAAATGATATTACTTTAACTCCTGAATTTATAGTAGCTACAGGTGGTACAGTTACAACCTCTGGAGATTTTAAAATACACACTTTTAATAGTGATTCAACTTTTTCCGTTTCTACTGCAGGTAACGAAACAGGATCTAACACAGTAGATTATTTAGTAATTGCAGGTGGAGGCGGCGGAGGTGGTAACGTTGGTGGAGGAGGTGGTGCAGGTGGTTATAGATTTTCAAATGGTACAGCTTCAGGATGTTATTCAGCGGGTCCAGCACCTTTGGGAGCTTCGGCTGTACCAGTATCAGTTCAAGGGTATCCAGTTACAGTAGGTGGTGGTGGAGCTGGTGGAACATCAAATCCGCAAAGAGGAACTTCAGGAACAAATTCAGTTTTTAGTGCGATTACAAGCACAGGTGGAGGAGGTGGTGGAACTTTTTCAGGTGCACCAGGTTGTTCTACAGGAAGAACAGGAGGATCAGGTGGTGGAGGCGGTAGTTTTGATTGTACAGCTGCAGCTCCAAACAGAGGTCAAGCAGGAGCAGGTAATACTCCACCAGTCAGTCCACCACAAGGTAATAATGGTGGTGCTGGAGGTATAGAACCTGGGCCTCCAGGTGCTTATCCATCAGGCGGTGGCGGTGGGGCAGGTGCTGTAGGTTCATCAGGTACAGCATGTGGAGCATCACCAAGAGTTTCAGGAGCAGGAGGAACAGGACTAACATCTTGTATTTCAGCTTCACCAGTTACAAGAGGTGGTGGAGGTGGTGGTGCAAGTGGAAGTTCAGGAACACAAGGAGCTGGTGGATCTGGTGGTGGAGGTGCCGGTGCAAAATTTCCATCTAATCCTGCCTCAGTAGCAGGAACAGCAAACACAGGTGGAGGCGGAGGTGGTGGTGATTCAGGGACATCTGCCTCAGATGGAGCTACAGGGGGTTCAGGAGTAGTAATAATAAGATATAAATTTCAGTAGTTGAATGGTAATTAAAAATAATATATAAGGAGAAAATTATGGCACATTACGCAAAATTAGGAGCAAACAATAAAGTTATAGCAGTTCATGTTGTAGCTGATAAAGATTGTAAAAATGCTGATGGTATTGAAGATGAAGAAGTAGGCAGACAGTTTTTGGAAAACATCCATAGCTGGCCTCTTTGGAAAAGAACATCTTATAATACTTACGGTAATAAACATAAATCAGGTGATGACTCTAAAGCATTTAGAGGTAATTACGCAGGTATAGGTTATATTTATGATGAGGACAATGATATGTTCTTACCAAAAAAACCTTATGCTAGTTGGGTTCTTAATACAGCAGAAGCAAGATGGCAGTCGCCTATAGGTGATGCTCCAGAGTTATCAGAAGAAGAAGGATTAACTCATATGTATGAGTGGGACGAAGCGAACGGGAGTTGGAATAAAATAGAAAAATAATTTATGCAGAAGGTGGTGCTGTCTGAAATTGATGTATATACTGGCGAAGTGTCAATGCCAACCGGCTTTGAAATTGACCGAGATCAAATAAAAAACAATATCATTTCATCTTACATAAAAGAAAATAGAATTAGTAAAAATAATAAAGATTACTCTTATCAAGATTATCAAGTGCCTTTTTCTCAACCTTTACAATGGTTGCAAGATTATATTAGAGATCATTGGAGAGTTGAATATGGTTATAGTTTAGTAACTAAGACTATGCATGGTAATGTTATGCGTCCTCAAGAAAAATCTTGGACAAGACATCAAGTTGATCCTGTTGACTTACGTAACTCATCAGATTACACATTTATTTATGGTGTTGATATTCAAGAAGGTTCTTCAGAATGTATTATTGAATATGATGATAACAGAAGAAAAAATAGGACTTGGCACATACCCATGAAAAATAATCATTTTATAATGTTTCCAGCCACTAACAGGTATTGTTTTTCAGCCAATACTTCTAATAAATTAAATGTAACTTTAACAATTAACTATGAATATATCTAATTACTACTGGTACTTTCAATCTGTAATACCGCCAAGAATTTGTGACATGATTGTGCAATATGGTAAAGCAGAAAAGAATAGAGAAATTATGGCCATTACAGGTAGTTATGGTAGAGATAGAGATTTAAATAAAAATCCTCTTAATAAAGATGAAATAAAAGATTTACAAAAGAAAAGGGATTCAAATATTGTTTGGATGAACGATAGATGGATATACAAAGAAATTCAACCTTATGTTCATATGGCGAATCAAAACGCAGGTTGGAATTTTGAATGGGATTATTCTGAATCTTGTCAATTTACAATATACAAAAAAGGTCAATATTATGATTGGCATGCTGATAGTTGGGATAAACCTTATGTAGAAGAAGGACCAACAAAAGGTAAGATCAGAAAACTATCTGTAACGGTTAGTTTAACAGATCCAAAAGAATACAAAGGCGGAGAGTTAGAGTTTGATCTTAGGAATCTAGATCCTGATAAAAAACCTAATATTCATACATGTGATCAAATATTACCAAAAGGCTCTTTGGTTGTGTTTCCCTCTTTTGTATGGCACAGAGTTAAACCAGTAACGAAAGGAGTAAGGCATAGCTTAGTAATATGGAATCTTGGCTATCCTTTTAAATAATATGATACAAGGCGGAAGTAATAAACCAAAAGGACATGTAGATTTTCAATCTTCATTCTATTTTCAAACACCAGTATGGATTGCAAAAGCACCCATGTTTCTTAAAAATGCAATTAAAGTAACAGATAAATATATTAAAAATGCTGATAAGCTTTTAAAAGATAAATTAAAAAATGAACCTAAATGGAAAAAAGATATAGGCACATTTGGTTTATCAAAACATAGTGAAAGTTTTTCAAACGATCCTAAAATTAAAGATTTAGTTCAATTTATAGGACAACGATCTTATGAGTTTTTAGATTGGCAAGGATTTAATTTACAAAATCATAGTTTACATTTCACAGAATTTTGGGTGCAAGAGTTTAGCGAAAAGGGTGGAGGACATCATGATACTCATGTTCATTGGAATCAACATGTATCAGGATTTTATTTTTTAAAATGTAGTGAAAAAACATCATATCCAATTTTTCACGATCCAAGACCTGGTGCAGAGATGACTAGACTTTTTCAAAAAGATCCTAATAAAATAACTTTAGCTGCCAATCAAGTGCACTATAAACCAGAGCCAGGAACCATGATTGTATTTCCAGGTTATGTTCCACATCAGTTTGCAGTAGATCCAGGTTTAGAACCATTTAGATTTATACATTGGAATATTAAAGTCGTTGAAACAGCAATATCAAAAGAAAGGAGTACTAATGAGCTTCCAAAAAAATAAATACGTAGTCATTAAAGAGGCTGTACCAAAAGAGATAGCAACATTTGTTTATAATTATTTTTTACTTAAAAGAACTGTTGCTAGAACTTTGTTTGATCAAAGGTATATTTCTCAATTTACAGAAGAGTTTGGCACATGGAATGATTCACAAGTTCCAAATACATATTCTCACTATGCAGATATAGCCATGGAAACTTTGTTGATGAGAACTCTACCTATTATGGAAAAAAAGACAGGGTTAAAATTATATCCTACATATTCTTATGCAAGAATATACAAACCTGGTGATGTCTTACGTAGACACAAAGATAGATTTAGTTGTGAAATATCCACTACAT